AACTAATTTGGTGATTTGTGCGAGACAAAATGGCAAAACTCACCTGGCGCGTATGCGTATCCTGGCAGGCCTGTTTCTGTTTAATGAGCGTAACCACGTGGTAATTAGCTCGGCTCGATCTATGGCTCTTACTACTTTTCGTGAGGTGGCTAATGCAATTGAGGATAGCCCTGAGCTAAAAAAGCAACTTAAAAGCATCAGGTATGCCAACGGCAACGAGGCCATAGTTTTAAAGTCAGGGGCGCGGCTAGACGTACGCGCAGCTACTAGAGACTCAGCTCGCGGCGCTACAGCTGATTTTTTGTTCATAGATGAGCTGCGAGAGGTTGACCAACTCGCGTTTGCCGCGGCTATGCCAATTACGCGTGCAAAACCTAATAGCCAAACCCTGCTTGCCAGTAATGCGGGCGATGCCTTTAGCATTACTTTAAATGAGGTACGCGAAAGAGCGCTAAGCCACCCGCCTGCCTCTATGGGTTATTACGAGTACAGCGCACCCCAGTTTGCAGCTTTAGATGACCGCAAAGCCTGGGCACAAGCCAACCCAGCTATGGGCGTGCTAATTACGGAGTCGGCTTTAGAGGAAGCCCTAACAATTCAGACTACCGAGCAGTTTCGCACCGAAAGTTTGTCACAATGGATTGACAGCTTACAAAGCCCCTGGCCTCACGGATCTGTTGAGGATGCCAGCGATATAAACCTAAAAATGAGTCCTGGTCCGCTAACTGTGTTTGCTTTTGACGTAAGCCCTAGTAGGCGCGATGCAAGCTTAGTAATGGGCCAAATATTGCCTGACGGGCGCATAGGTGTAGCCGTGTTAGATACCTACAGCTCACAGGTTGCTGTTGATGAGCTTGCTATAGCTGCTAGTATTAAAAAGTGGGCTGATTTGTATTATCCGCGGGTTGTTTGCTATGACAAATACACAACGGCCAGTATTGCCCAAAGGCTACAAAACGCGGGCGTGCAAACTCGCGATATATCAGGGCAAAGCTTTTATACCGCTTGCTCGGACTTTCACGACAGCCTGGTAAACGACAGGCTGCGGCATAGCGGGCAAGATTTGCTAGTGCAACAAATGGCCAACTGTGCAGCAAAAATTACAAGCGATGCCTGGCGTATTGTGCGCCGTAAATCAGCTGGCCCTGTTGATATACCTATTGGCCTAGCTATGGTTATTCACATACTGGCCCAACCCGTAGCTGAGGCCAAAATACACGTTTAGACACGCCGAAGGATTTTTGGCCGTATGTCGTTGACTTTTACGCCATTATTACGTTATGGGATTGTTGCAAACTTTAGGTATAGCTAAAAAAGATGTTACCGCGCAGCTAGCCCCTGCCGTTATGTCGCAGGGCTATGGTGCTGGCGTTTATAGTTATGGCGGCCTTTATGGTGCTGGCAACGGCGTGCCTTTTATGGATCGTTACGTAGCTTTGCAAGTGCCAGCTGTTGCTAGATGCCGTAATTTAATTGCTGGCGTTATCTCTAGTATAGATTTAGAGTTATATAAAAAATCAACAGGTGCAAAATTAGAAAGCCCTTTATGGCTTGATCAACCTGATATGCGACAACCACGTAGCGTAACTATTGCTTATACCGTAGATAGTTTATTGTTTTACGGTGTTGCTTATTGGCGCGTAACCTCATTATATGCAGATGACGGGCGCCCTAGTGGGTTTGAGTGGATTGCAAATACTCGCGTTACAATTACTACTGACCAGTACGGCGAGCAAGTTGATTACTACACAGTTAACGGTGAGCGTGCCCCTATGTCGGGTATTGGTTCGCTTGTTACTTTTCAAAGCTTGTTACCTGGCGTATTAGAAACAGGCGCCCGTACAATACAGGCAGCTATTGACGTACAAAAGGCCGCAGCTGTCGCAGCTGCAACACCGATGCCAACAGGATTTATTAAAAATAGTGGTGCTGATCTACCTGAGGCACAAATTAGCGGTTTGCTAGCTGCCTGGAAAGCTGCACGTACCTCACGGTCAACGGCTTACCTAACTAGCACTCTAGATTACCAACAGGTTGGCTTTAGTCCTAAGGATATGACGTACAACGAAAGTAGCCAGTACTTAGCTACTGAGGTTGCTCGCTTAATGAACGTACCCGCCTATTACATAAGCGCGGATATGAATAACAGCATGACTTATCAAAATATCCTGGACGGTAGAAAAGAGTTTGTAGCTTATTCTTTGCAGCCGTTTATTAGTGCTATTGAAAACCGCCTAAGTATGGATGATATTACAGCGCACGGTAACGTAGTGCGCTTTGCTTTAGATGAGACTTTTTTACGTGCTGATACAGCTGCACGTTTAGATGCAATTGAAAAGATGCTAAATCTAGGTTTGATTGACTTAGAACAAGCTCAGAGTATGGAACAGCTAAGCCCTAGTGGCCTTAATGAAGGAGTAGCAACTAATGCAACCGTTGATCTTAACGTTTAGCGGCAATATTGAAGCTGTAGATAGCGGTGACCGCCGTACTATCTCAGGCAAAATTGCACCTTATGGTGAGGTTGGATATACCTCAGCTGGCAAGGTAGTTTTTGCTGAGGGTTCAATTAGCGCACCTGAACCTAGCCGTGTAAAGCTTTTAATGTCGCACGACAACTCAAAACCTGTGGGCCGTATGCAAAGCATTACCTCAGCTAAAGATGGCTTGTATGCCAGCTTTAAAGTAAGCGCTTCATCACGCGGCTCAGATGCAATTTTGCTAGCCCAGGAGCAACTAATGGACGGCTTATCCGTTGGTGTGGAAGTTACCGCATCAAAGCCCCAAAAGGATTACCTCCTGGTCACCGCTGCCACCTTACGCGAGGTGTCACTCGTTGAGAGCGCGGCGTTTGCCAGCGCTGCGGTGCAAAAAATTAGTGCGCAAGAAGGCGATATGCCACTAGATGCAGCTGAAATGACAAGCACAAAAATTACGACAACTAACACCGTAATAAACACAACCACAACCGAAACCGAAACCGAAAGCGAGGCCGCTGTGACTACAGCCCCCGATCAAAACGCACCTGAGGCCGTTGACGCCACAGAGCAGGCTGCACCTACAGTAGAGGCAGCTCGTAAAATCATCCTACCTAGCGCACTTAACTCACAACGAGTACGCACACCTATTGTAAATATGGGTTCATACACAGAGCATAAAATCAAGGCTGCACTCGGTAACGAGGATTCAAAGCTTTACGTAACAGCAGCAGATGACAGCTTCTCAACTAACCCAGCGTTTAACCCAACTCAGTACCTATCAGAGTTTCCAACAAACACACGTTTTGGCACACCGTCTATTGATGCGTGCAGCCGTGGAGTTTTGCCAACTAACGGGATGACGATCAACGTGCCCTCACTTGTTACTTCAGCTGGCGGCCAATCAGGTGTTGCACCTGTAGTAACTGTTGAGGCTGAAGCTGGAGCTGTACAAAATACAGGAATGGTGACCGAGTATCTTTCAGGCACAGTTTCCAAGTACAGTGGCATGAATACCATATCAATCGAGCTCCTCGAGAGGTCAGATCCTAATTTTTATTCTGAGCTCACAGCCCAGCTTCAAAATGCGTATTTAAAGACAATTGACACAACAGTAAATGCTGCACTTATTACAGCGGGTACTGTTGCTACAACAGCACAGGCTGCAACGTCTGCGGGTATTATTGGTTACGCATCCGAGGCATCACGTCTTGTTTATGAAGCTACAGGATATTTTGCTAATAACTACATCGCTAACGGCTCACAATGGCAGCTACTAATGGGTGCCGTGGACTCAACAGGCCGCCCAATTTACTCAGCTAGCCAGCCAATGAACGCAGCGGGGCTAACTCAGCCTGGCTCAATTCGCGGTAACGTGCTAGGTCTTGATCTATACGTTGATAAGAACTTTGCAGCTACAACAACTGTTGATGACTCTGCAATTATTCTTGCACCTGAGGCCTTTACTGTTTACCAATCACCACAGGCATATATGTCTGTTAACGTTGTATCTAACCTACAGGTACAGGTTGCTATCTATGGATACATGGCAACAATTGCCAAAATGCCTAAGGGTATTATCCGTTACAACTTTACCTAAGATAACCCACTAATAGTTTGGTGGGCCTCTTAGCCCTTTGAGGCTCACCAAACCTAAGTAAGTAAGGAGTACACAAATGCCAGCAACCTACGTTACCGCCGCGACTTTAAAAGCATCGTTGGGCGTTGGCACCTTGTACGACTCTTATACCTGGATCGAGGACACCTGCCAGGCAGCTCAGGATTTAATCAACGGCTTTTTGTGGTTTGATACCGCACCTGTTGTTGGCACAGCTTTAGTTAGTAACGTAGCTACGGTTATGGTTGCTAACCCAGGCTTATTTACAACAGGCGAAAGCATAACCCTGAGTGGGTGTGGCTCAACCTTTAACGGTACTTATACGATTACAGGCACAATACCTTTTAGCACGGGCACAGGTAATATTTTGCCAGCGTTTAATATGAACTTAAACTATTGGCAAAACCCACAGGGCTACAGCTTTGTACAGTTTGCTAAGGTAGCTGCCAACCAAAACTTTAGGCGTGTGTTGCCTTACGGCACAGCTACAGGTGATGACACAAAAACAACTACCTATGCAAACACACCCGCTATTAACGCAGCTGCGCTAATGCTTGCTGAAAGCATATGGACAGCACGCTTTAGCACACAAAACGGCGGTACTAGCGTGGACGGCTATAGCCCAAGCCCTTTTAAAATGTCTAATACTTTAATGGCCTCTATCAGAGGGCTTTTAGCGCCGTATTTATCGCCCGCGGCTATGGTGGGATGATGACAGCCGCATTAACAACGTTACGATCAACAATTGCTACAGCCCTTACAAACGCTGGCGTATGGTCAACTTTTAGTTACCCGCCCAGCACAATTTTGGCTAACAGCGTTGTGGTGGCCCCAGCTGATCCTTACATAAGCCCCAGTAATAATTCGTATGCCAGCATTTCGCCTATGGCAAACTTTAAAATTATTATGACGGTGCCGATGTTTTCTAATGAAGGCAATTTACAAGGAATTGAGGATACCGTAGTAGCTGTGTTTAATAAACTAGCCGCTAGCTCAATTGTATTTAATATTACCGCTGTGTCGGCGCCTAATGTTTTAAGCGTTGCTAGTGGTGACTTATTAACCGCTGATCTACAAATATCCGTACTCACGAGCTGGTCATAGGAGATAATAAAAATGGCACTAACAGATGAAGAAAAAGCGTTTTTAATCAAAATTGGCCAAGAGTTGCCAATAGAGGTTAAAGAAACAAAAACAAAAGAGCAACTTACCGAGACAATAGGAGAATAGCCCAATGGCAATTTATCTATCTAATAATGTAGTGGCTACCCTTAACTCGGTAGTCCTATCAGACCACGTAACAAGCGCAACAATTAACCGTAGCTTTGATGAGCTTGAAGTTACAGCTATGGGCGATACAGCGCATAAGTTTGTTAAGGGCCTAGAGGCCAGCACTATCACTTTAGACTTTTTGAGTGATACAGCCGCAGCAAACGTAAACGCTACTTTGCAAGCTGCCTGGGGTACAACAGTAACCCTTACACTAAAGCAAACAAGCGCTGCCGTATCTGCAACAAACCCGCTATACAGCACTACAGTATTGGTAAATAACACTACAGACATTAACGGCGCAGTAGCCGATATTG